CCATTGTTAAAATTACTCCAACCATTCCATAGACGAGCTTTTCTGAATTCTTTGAAGCATATCTTTCGTCTCCTTTCTCAAATATTTTTTCTGGAAGACATGCGATGCTAATTTGAATTTCCGCAACGGCACTTGTTAAGTCGTCTATTTTTTGCATTATATATTCGTTAAATTTCTTATTCAATAATAAATCTTCTGTCATCGTATTATACCATACCTTTTTTATCTGTTAATTTCTCGACTCTTTCGCCAATATCGCTTCTGTATTTCATTCCGGAAATATATAAATTTTCTTTTATATACTCTATAAGTTTTTCTCTAGTATCTTTGATTGTCTTTCCTTTTGCCGTAACTGTTAACAAATAACCATTTTTTGTTGCTACAAAGTATCCTCCATCATCTTTGTAAAAGTTTTGCAAGTGGATATGTTTCTTTTGTTCTTCTGTAAAGTCTTTAATTGGTTTTCCTTCATTTAAGATCCATAACTTTTCACCTTGTGATGTTGCTTCGTCATCAATGTCTGCTTCTACTGGATATGGCTTTGCAACTACACACATTACCATTCCTACGCCTTCTTTAATTTCTATTGGTTTGTCTTCTCCTTTCGCTACTGCTTCAAGAAGGTTCGCTACTGGGCTTTTCATACCTTCCATAAATTCATATGAAGTTGAAGGGATGCCGAATCTAGAAGTTGGTTCAAGGGCAACCATTCCATCTTTAGTCTTGATGCAGTTAATGTCAAATACACCTCTAAATCCTATCTTTTTAAGAACAGAAATTATCTTAGGTCTCATTATGATGTCTTTGAACATTTGGTTGTCTTCTGTGCAACCTATGAAGGTTGTTCCCATTTCTCCGGTTGTTTCGCCTGTTCCTCCATCACATTCTTTCTTTTCTTCAAAGTTTAAAAATCCAACAACCTTACCATCCTTGTTTTTCATAAATTCAGTTCCATTAAAGAAAGCGGAGCAGGCAACTTCTAGACCTTCTACAATTTCCATAAGGTCGCAATCAAATTTACCATATTCAGATTCATTCCATCTCTTTTTAAGTGTTTGGAGGTGAAAGATCATATCAATATTATTATCAAATTTTCCCATATGATTTAGAGATTTTGGGGCATCACCGTTTTGTTTAAGAATCCATCTTCGATCTTTGTTATTTAACACGAATTCTAGTGCATCATCAATATCTTTGAAGTTTTTTGACTCTGGTTGGTAGAATCCGGCAGACTTAAATAGTTTTTGACCAAGTTGTCTATCATTTTCTAGTTTATCACCCATTTCTGTCCCACCGAATACAGCTTCACCTTGTGATCGTAGCCAATCTTGAAGATTGCCGTGTGCACATCCATCAACTAGCCAAATATAACCCTTGCCGAGTTCTTGATGCCAGTTGTCTATCTTTTCTATGATTCCGTCTCCTATTTTGCTGTATTCCTTATTGGGGATATACATACAAACATCGTGCCCCTCGTTTTTAAGGTGCATCGCTAGGTCTAACAATTCTGCATACTCTGTGTGGATAATGAATTTCATTTGTGTGCTATACTTTATTAATGATAATGTTTTATGGATTGGCTTTTTATTTAAGTTGTAAGTGGGTTTTCTAGAAACTTCCTGTGAATACCTTTTTTGTTGTTTCCAATATACCCGCACCACCTAAAGCTCCTTTTAATAATTTTCCTCCTGTTGTGTCTCCGAATTCTGATAATTTACTTCCTTTAAGTTTTGTGTTGACTTCTGCATTAGTCAAAATAGATTGTTGAGATTCATACATATTTGTCATATCCTCAAAAGCAACCCTAGAAGTTTCCCCCAATCCGTTCTTCGTATCATTTAATGCTGTTTTGAATATCCTTCTATTTTGTAGCCATTCTACCTTACGTGCTTGTAGAGATTCAGAAGATAAACTATTAGCTTTCTTAACTGCATCTGGGATTGTTCTATCATACTCTTTTGCAACCGTCCAAATATCGTCTAAGTTTCCGTTAGATTTTGAAGCAACTTTTTTGATTATAGCTTCGAATTGAGTTTGTCTCTTTAGCACATTCTTTTCTTCTGTTGCTGGAGCATCTTTCATTTGTTTATCTTTTATAGTAGCCCAATCATCCTGCATCTTTTTAACTGTTTCAAATTTAGTAGGAGTCTTTTCTAGTTCTGGTTTTAGTTTTGTTGCTGTTTTATTTATATTATCTTTTATAGTGTCGTAAAGTGTTGGCTCATCCATTTTTTCAGCTCCGGGAATTAATTTCTTGATTGTTTGAACTTGTGCCAGTTGTTCGTTTGATGTTGCGATTCTGTCTGGAGTTTCACCTTTAAATAGGGTGGATTCTTTTCCTTTATATAGTCTACCTTGCATTTCTGCCAACTTAGCTTCTTTTGCAGTTGGTTTTGGAGAGATTAAATCTGCAATCTTTTGATCTGCTGTTGGTTCTGGAGTAGTTATACCAACTTTATTTGAAGCATTTTTAACTGTTCCAGATATTTTGGCATCTACTTTTGATGCACCTGCTTGGAATTTATCTAGAACTGATGGAGTTTTAGGTGTTGCACCTAATGTGTTTCCTGTCATATCCATAAAGTATTCTGGATTAAATTTACCCCAACTCTTTGCTCCAACATTAGTCATTGTTCCTTTTCCATTTGACATTTGGGGAATAGCATCTTGGTTTAATGATCTTGTAAGAGCATAATGTTCATCTTGTGTCAATGGACGTGATAGTTCTCCTACGAATGTTGGTTCAGTTCCAGATGGGTGAGTTGCACTAGAAATAACCTTCACATCTTTTGGAAGTGCATTTAATACATCTTTTTCTGTTATTTTACCTCCTACGTTTGTGTTAAGTCCAATATTTACAAAATTGCCTTTTGGTGCGTTTGGAACTGTAACTTTTTCAAGAGGAGCTTTTTCTGCAAATGCTTTAAAGGCATCTTTCACTCCTGCTGGAATTTGACTTGCAATTTTATCGAACAATGGTGTGCCATATTTTTCTAGAGATTTTTGTATGAATGGTGTGGCTTTTTGTATTCCCAAATCAGTTATCTTTCCGAAGATTGCTCCACCAAGTCCAGAGTAGAATATATCTGCTGGTGTTCCACCTTGTTCTAGTGAATTTCCTCCCATAATTAATGAACCTCCCAACATTGGGTTTCCTGTTGCCAAACCGGCTACTCCCAGTGCTTGACCTGCAACGTCTTTTACACCAACATCTTTTATTGGTTTTACTTCTGTTCCTAGTCCGGGAACTCTTGACGGTGTAGCTACTGCTGTGTCCAAGTTTTCATTAACTGTTTTACCGTTAAAAGTTTTCATCTTTCCAAGTTTTCCTCCACTTAGAAAGTCTGCACCTTTTACTAAACCTACACCTATTCCTTGTCCTGCTTCTGTCGCTAGTTTTGCAACTGGATCAAGAACTGCCCCAGCTATTGATTGAGCTAAATTTCTTCCTTGTGGTGCTGGTGTATTAACTACCGGTAGTTTTCCGGGTGTGAATGGAATCATTCCTGTTGTTTTTGGTGCGAATGGTATCATATAATTATAGTGGTGTTGCTTTACCGCTTTTAATGTCGTCTGGGGTAGCGTATACTGGTTGTCCTGTTTCATTATCTAGTGCTGGTTGTGTTCCTTGTGGAATATTTGCTTTCATTTCTGTCATAAGAGCATCATAGTTATATCCTTGTCTTACTAGAGATTTTTCTACGAATGTTTTATCATCTGTAACCGAACTTCTCATTAATTCTGGAGCTTTACTTGCCATACCATATAGAGCTTTAATTTCGTTAGGAAATGAATTTGTTTGCTTATCAAAGTTTGCAATAACGTTATTCATATCGTTTTCCATAGCTGTAACAACTTGTTTGAATACTTCCGGAGATTGAGATGCACTAATAAGTTTATCTACTTGACTTTGAGCCGAGTCGGTTAGAGCTTGTGCTGATTTTGCTCCACCAGATGTAACTTTAGCGTATTCACGTGATGCGGTGTAGATGTAAGTTTCGAATTGTGCTAGGTCTCCTGCTGGGGTAAAGTTTCCTTGCATCCATTGTGCAAAGTTGTTAGCTATTTTTGCTCCACTTCTTCCAACCTTATCACTTTGTGCTAGAGCTAGGTTAAGGTTGTCAACCGCAGTGCTTCCGTATGTATGAATAAATGAAGCTGTTTGTAGAAGTTGCAAGTTAGCTGAACCCAAGTTCTTAAATTGAGTCTTGGCGATTGCAACATCGAATGGAGTCAAACCGTATGCGTTCATAATTTGAGTTTCTTTGTCCTTTACTGCTAGAATTGCACCGGATGGTGTTCTTCCTCCTACTGTTGATGTTGAACCCAACATATCCATAATGGCTAGGTTGTAAAGGTCTTGTTGAGACACTGGAACGGTAGAACCTTTTACATATACTGGCTTACCAGAAATAAGTGTTTGTAGAACTTGTGCTGGGGATGCTCCGTCCGCCAATGATACTTTAGGATATTCAGTGGTATTACCAACATTAGTTGTTCCATTCTTTGATATTCCTCCGTTACCAGATGAAGTAGTTGTGGTTTGTGCCTTGTTATCAGTTGGTGCAGATCCGGGATTTTCTGTCCAGACTACTTTATTTCCAATAACGTTTCCTGCTGGGTCGTAGACATTAACTTTAGTTGATTTCCAACCAGTTTGTTCAAGTTTTTGTGTGAATTGAGTTTGTTGAACATCCATCTTTTCACTTGCTTGGTCTATCTTTTCTTGACCTTGTTTTAGTTGTTCATTCTTATAAGATTGAGAAACCATATCATTATAGTTCTTACCTGCTATATTTTGTTCACCAACTAATTGTGTTCTTGAATCTAATAGACTCTTTCTTTCTGCGAGTAGAGGAGCATTTTCTGCTAGAACAGTTGAACGAAGTTGAGACTCATCAACGATACCTCCAGAACGAGAAATTTCATCCCTCTTATTTTGAAGTGCAGAGTCAATAGCTTTATTTATTTCGTCAATTTGTGCAGTAACTTGCAAAACAGATTGTTGTGCAGAAGTATATGCTTGTCTTGATTGTGTAACCTCTGGAGCTTCATTGGTAGGTGTGCTATTATCTGGTGTTGGGTTTACAGCACCAGAAATAGAACCGGGAACTGTTGGATTTGTTGTATCTGGAGCTGGAGAAGTTGTTGTAACTGCTGGAGTAGCACCGGCAACAGTTCCACCAACGGTAGGAGTAGTATTTTTAGGAGCACCTGTCTTCAGAGATTTCAATAGTTGAGTATTTTGGTCATAAGAACCAGTATATCCAGTTATACCATAATCTGAAGCAAGTTTTGAACGTGCTTGGGTTGAACTATCTTGACCTTGAAATGCTAAATAGTCCACGATTGATTGGTCTGGTTTATATGATGAAAAAGTATTCTTTAGACCGGTCAAATCTTGAATTGATGCCGTTGAATACTTTGAAATTTCATAGGGAGTTGGTGCTCGTCCTACTTGCTTTTGGAATATATCTGAGATTTGATTTTCTGTTATTGCCATTTTATTTTACGATTGGAACTATCTTATTAATTTTAGGTCTCCAAGTTCCGGTGTTAACTGTTGATAATACTATTTTTAACTGGTCTCCAGTAAATCCTTTCACATCTAGTCTTGTTCTTTTTGTTGTTAAATATTTTGATGGAGTTATTGAGTCTAGTGTGTAGGAAACTGGTTGTGATGTTGAGTCTTGGTAGTCTTCTCCTTGCCCATAAATAGTTACATTAATAGCATCAGTTCCTCCTTGTGGTGGTGAATCGTAATAAATATCTATTGCTTGAAGATTCTTTACTGGAATCCAGTGTGATTTATATAGGATTTGATTATAAGATCCGGAAGATGGATAAATATAAATATCTCCGGGGATACCGGGATTGAAAACACTAGCATAAAGTATTCCATCATATCCGACAGTAAATTGGTCAAGTCTTAACCCACTATTTATTATAAACTCTGATTGACCAACTTCTTGTTTTCCATATATCATTAGTGGAGCTATTAAACTATCACTATTATTATCATCCAATCTAAGTCCAACATTATTTTTATAATTGAATATAGAATCAGAAACAGGTGCATTTGAACCACCAACAAAATCACTTATTGTAGAATATTGTTGTGTGAATACTTCTTTAAGGATTGTGTTGTATAGAAAATATAGTTTTGTTTTTCCTGCACTTACTTCAACTGAAACATATAGAATTGAATCTATAACTTTCATAGATATATACTTACCGGGTATCTTTACAGAGTAGTTTTGTTTTAGTGAAATACCATCCCATAAAAATAGGTAGTTTTGTGGATAACCAAAAATACCAGAACCAGATGTTCTTCCTCCAGCTACTGCTAAATATTTATTATTATAGTTAACTACTCCAAGTATTCCCCATCCTTTTCCAAGATCAAGTGTATTTTGAGTTGGTGTTGATGTTCTTATTTGTGCGGTTATATCTATTTTATCTAACAATCTATATGGTTGATCTCCAGAAGGTGCATTTGCAACAACCATAAAATCTAGGAAAGGTTCTAAGAAGTGAATTCCACCGGGAGATGATAAACTACCACCACCAACCAGTGTCCAACCACTAAACGGAAGTGGCATATAATATACTGCACCTGCTATTGAAGCGTATAGATTACCTCCTGCTATTGCTAATCTTCCACCAACATAATTAGATGACGAACCAGACGGATAACCTAAATCTGCTATGGAGGTTGGTGTTATACCATAAACTCTAGTAGTAGATGTTATTATAAAAGCAGAGTATGTTCCTTCGGTATCTGAAATAATATTTACTACTCCTCCTTCTATTGGAGTTGGTATAATTCCTCCTCCATATATATAAAAAATTAACGATACTCCCGAATCTGGATTCCAGTTAACTCCATCACTTGTATTACTTTCATTTCCATTATACACAGCAGTAAGTTGTGCACCAACTGCTATTGAAGCAGATGTTCCACTTGTATAACTTAAAACAATAGCATAATTCGTGTTTGCATTTAGTGTTATTTTATTTACACCAGAAAATATGAAATTAACTGCCAAGTCTGCACCAGATGAAAATCCTCCTACTCCAACATTGTCAGAAGTAGCTAGTGCAGATCCAGTTGGTTTGCTTGTCGTTCCAAGTGAACCAGTTACGGCATAAATAGAAACTGTTGCATTTCCAGCAGGTGATCCTACTTGTTTAGCTAAAAAGAATTGAACATTTGATAAAACTATTTGTGTGGGATTATGAAAAGTTTGAGCTAACTTTACATATCCACCATTATTACCTAATCCTAAATTAATTCCAAGATGTGATTCATCATAGTTTGTTATTAGTGTTGGAGACAATTTAGAAAAAGCTAAAGAAGCCATCAGAGGTGCAAACTGTTCTTCTTGTGTTCCGGTATCATCTAGATAATACGTAGGGTTAGCACCGGCAATCAAATAATGCTGATTTTTATCAGTGTATTGCGGAATCTCCGGGCTCATCTTCAAAAAATTTTCTATTGCTATATTACTCATCGTCTTCTGTGTTATCTTTTTGATAATCAACTGTGTCTAAGTCCTCATCTCCAGATGAATCACTATAATTTGTATTATCTCTACCGATATTATTTGTGTCTGAATCTGGTGTCATATTAATATTTTATAGTGTTAATACCCTTTTTTGAATTACAATGGTTACATAGTGGTTGTAAGTTTTCTATATTATTACTACCTCCTTTAATTAATGGAATTATATGGTCTTCTGTAAGTTTTATTTCTGGTTCACTTAATCCACAACAGGGACAAGTATAATTGTATTGTGCTTTTAACAACTCCCATTCCATTAAAGTATGCGAACCTCCATTCATTCTTTTTCTAATTTTTCTTTGTTTTTCTTGGAAAGAATAATAACCGGGAGTTCTGGTTATCCAACCTTTTGCCCTTGCTTTTCCTTCGCTAATTTTAGCTCCCACTCCGGGTTGTCTTGCTGGATTTTTATCTCCCAACATATCTGGTCTTTTTATTCCAGTTCCCAAATGATGACCTTGTTTAAACCAACCTTTGTTTATTCCATTTTTAGGTGTTCCCTTTGACATATATTTAACTCATTCCCCCTCCACTAGGAAAAGGGAATTCCCAACCACCTTGTTCTTCTTGACCTTCTACTATTCCTAACTCTGGTGGAATATGTGCTGATGCGTATGATTTAATTTCCTCTAATCTTCTTTCAAAATCTTTTTTAGCTTCTTGACTAGCAACATCATTTCCCAATCTGTGATGAATATCAATCAATGCTCCGGTTACTATGGCATCGTGGAAACTAGGGAATATTTTAGGAACATCTGTGTCTAAGATTAATTTATCTTGCGTAGCGATGTAATACATCTTTACTCCATCTGTTACAGGATACTTTGTAACATCTGTAACTAATGGTTTCAACACGAAGTAAGTTCCAAATATCATTGCTGTTGGTTGTGAGAAAATGTATGCTGGGTCTGATACTGACGTAGGGTCTATTATATTAACTGGTTCGTATTCTGTATCAAGTGGTGCTGTTTTGTCTAATGGTTGGTATGCTACCAAAATTTGTTTTATCTTCTCATAAGCTGGTGCTGTTCCTGCTCCGTCTGGGAAGGTATAAGAACCGTCTCCTATTACTAGGTCGGTTGTCGCAATTCCCATATAGAAATTCTCGTTAACTGCTCTAACTGCTTCTTGAAGTTGTGCGTAATAAACGTTAATTATCCTAAGATAATCATTCGCATCGAAGGTATTTACATTGCATTTACCATCAAAGTATATCTTTTGTAAGATTCCTTGTAATGTTGATGTGTCGTTTAATTTTAGTCCTGTGTATGTTCCCATATTGTTTTATATTATAACACGATTTATAAATTCGTCTACTTTGGATTAATTATTATGAAGTTAACTACACTTGTGTCTGATCCACTTGAACTATTAATAATTACCTGCCCTGCTGATGCCACATAAGAAAGAAATCCTTGTGTTCCTCCGGGAGTAGATGCTGTTAAGAAAATTAATGAATTTGCGGTTATAAAGCTATTGGTTACTGTTTTTGTTCCCGCTATCAGAGTTGTTGAACCAGCATATCCTTGTCCATAGTAATTTGACAAAATAGCTGGTGATTGTTCTGTAATTAGATCTATTGTGTCTTGCGTAAGTGGAAATAATAATTGTCCAGAACTATCTTCAAGAGTAGACATTCTTTGTTCGAAATCACCATCTGTTGTTTCTTGATCGCTAAGATTTTGATCTATACTATCTGAAATGTCAGAAAATGAGCTAGACATATCGTCAAGTTCTTGGTTTATTGTATCGATCTGGGTTTGATAGTCATCGGGATTCATATATTTTTATTACTTTTACCGGCAAAATTGTCTGTTAATTTGTGGCACTCTACGCAAAGAGTTACACCATTATTTATATCAAATCTTAATTCTGGATATTTAGCCCAAGATTTTATGTGGTGTGCATTTAATTCTGTTCCCCTAACTCCACAGGTTTGACAAGTCCAGTTGTCTCTCAAAAAAACTCTTGTTCTCCACTCTTTACATTCTGGAGTTTTTATAGAATAGTGATTTCTACTAATTCCTCCTTTCCAATTATGATTATTCTTTCCACTCAATGCCTTTCTGTGTGCTTCTGACTTTGGTTTTCCTTTATGTGCCAATCTTATTTTATCTTTTTGTGTTTGTGTCATTTTATAACCAAGATGTGATTTTCTTAGTCTATCTATGAACTCTTTTTGTTTAGTTGTATCTTTAAATCTTGGCATATAATTAATTTCCCCTATCTACCCTATTCCAAGTAGCTACTCTTGCTACAAATAATTTCCAAGAACTATGGAAAGGAGCTATAATTACCATCTTGAATCCTGTTAATATGTATTTTCCAGTAGATGCTGTTAAATTCCATATTTTATGGAAAGTTGTTGCTATGCCTGTTAGGGCATATGATCCTTGTAATGCAGTTAGATATTTTAATACCCTATGAAGTGTTGTGCTGATTCCCGTTAGGGTGTATGTTCCAAAATCCAATGTTATCTTCCAATATTTCTTGAAGGATGTATTTATTCCAGTTAGAGTATAAGAACCGAATGAAGCCATCATAGTTTTAATCTTTTGAAATATTGTAGTCTCTCCAGTTAGAACATAAGAACCAAAAGATGCTGTAATTCTTAGAAATTTATTAAATGCAGTTGAAATTCCAGTTAGTGTATAGTTTCCTGTTTGAGCAATCAAGTGTCTTATTTTTTCAAATAACGTATTCTCTCCGGTCAATGTATATGTTCCTAGAGATGCAATCATATTTATTATTGGTCTTCTAAGGTTAGAGTTAAATCCAGTTAAGGCATACAATCCAACCCCAGCTATAATAACCTTCATCTTTTTAAACGTTGTAGCTATACCAGTCATAACATAAGAACCCTGTGTTGCTATCAAGTGCAAGTATTTATAAAATAGTGTTGCTATACCAGTTAGGACATATGCACCTTTTGTTGCAATTATCGTGTATATGCGAAATCTACGAAAAGTTGTTGCGATTCCTGTTAATACGTATGTTCCTAGTGTGGCAGTTATTTTCCAATACTTATGGAACAAAGTTGCGATTCCTGTTAATACGTATGTTCCTAGTGTGGCAGTTATTTTCCAATACTTATGGAACAAAGTTGCTATTCCAGTTAGGGTATATGCTCCTTGAACTGCTATTATAGTATATACATTTATTGCTGTGTAAGTAATAATAAGCTTACCTGCACCTCCAGTGCCACCAGCATTACCGACAGTTCCTCCACCGCCGCCTGCTCCAGGTTGCCCTCCATTACCTCCTGTTCCACTATTTCCTCCTCCTCCGCCACCAGAATCAGAACCAGAACCATCTGTTCCATTTACTCCTGGTGTTCCACCAGCTGCACCACCAGAACCATTACCACCCCAACTTGTTCCACCAACTGACCCATTACTTCCATCGCCACTTGCACCTGCTGAACTACCAGCACCTTGACTTATACCCTTTCCATTATTTCCAGTCTGCGTCGTTCCACTAGTACCACCAGCTCCACCTGTCGAGCCACTAGCATTACTTCCTATAGTTCCCGAACCTCCACCTCCACCGCCGCCATTACTAACGCCAGCATTTTGTCCTGCGCCACCACTAGTTCCACTTGCACCATTTACTCCACCTGAGTTTCCTGCTCCACCTCCTCCCGAAGCAATATATGTTGTTCCACCAGTTCCTAAAGCAGACCCACCAACAGTTGTTGCAGAAGAACCTCCTCCGCCACCTCCACCTGCTGTTGAACCACTACCGCCATTTCCACCAGCATGAAAACCTGCACCTCCTGTTCCACCAGTACCAGAACCAGTACCGTTTGAAAGACCACCTGCTGCTACTTGATAATATAGAGTATTCCCAGCAGTAACAGAGATGCCTGTCTGTATAACATAAGCTCCCCCTCCTCCTCCACTTCCTGTTGTACATCCACCACCACCTGCACCCCACATCTCAATCTGAACAGTAGTAACACCTGTTGGTACTACCCATGACCCTATACCTTTTGCTGTTATTACTTGTGTTGACATATTATTTTTCTATTTCTTCTCTAACTTCTTTTAGAGAAACTTCTAAAATTTCTAAAAAATCTTTTAAATCATCTTTAACATCAGTTCTCAAACTAAAATTCAAATTACACTTACCTTTTGCATAAGAAAAGTTTTTAATAGATGTATTATTTATCTTCAACTCTTTTTTATTTATCCAAGACATATTATTTATTTCCTTATTAATATATTAATTATCTATACCTGTTTCCAAAGATTACTATTTTTAGTAACTTATAGAAACAGAGTAGATAATCAACTAAGCGATTTGTAACAAACCGTTTGTGTTATCGAAGTCAATTACGAATTGATCTCCGTTTGCTAGGGTAACTGCTGAACCGTAATCATACCAGCAAATCAAAGCATCAGTTGGGGTAACTGAAGTTTGGTTGAAGATAACTACGTATTGGAATGTTGCAACTGCACCAGAAGCCGTAAGAGTCAAATCAGCAAGAATCAACTTATAAGTTCCAGAAGTTTGAGTTGAAGAAGTTATAGTGATTACTTGTGTTGACAAGTTCGTATAAGCTATTTGGGTAAGGTTAGCTAGAACCGTGTTTGTAGCTACTGGGGCATTTGCTGTTGCACAAAGTGCTACTTGCAAAGTATCTGAAGCTAGGTTATGAACCTTGTTACAAATGTCAGCTACGAAACAATTAAATTTATTATATGTTGCGATAAAGAACTTTTGATACTGACAATAATTCCTGTAAAATTGGAATCATCCGTTTCTCATCAGATTCACCTTTTGGATGATGTCTGTGGCACAAAGCGATGCCATTGTTAATAATATATCTAAGTTCGGGAAATTCCTTCCAACTAAAGATATGGTGTGATTCGAGACGACCTTCACAATCACTTGATAATAACCTACACGTATTATTGTCTCGTTCTAATACTTTTTTTCTCCACTGTTTATATTCTGGGTCGTGGAAACTTCTCTCGTGTCTGCCTTTTATTTTTGTTCTATCCTTAACCCACTTTGGATTATTCTTACCACACATTGATACACGTTTCTTACCAAGCCAATACTTTGTTGGATTACTAAGTTTTCTATCTCTTAGTAATAACTTATGTTCTAATGTTTGTTTATATCCCTTATGTGGCATTTTATTTAGTATGTGGTATTAAGCACATTTGTAGAGACGATCTCTCATCTCCACTGGAGTAACTAATACCCCATTGTCTTTTTCAAAGAAGACATAACTCTTGCCTTAGAAGGAAGTGAAACTTTCTTCTTTACAATAGGAACTTTTTTCATCGGGGACTTCATTGGGGTTTTCTTTGGTAGTGTAGATTTTGTTGGCTTATCCCCATACTTTTTGTTAAAAGCTGGGTTGTTATATGCCTTACTGTCCATACCGGGAAAATCTGAAGGTTTCATCTTTGCCTTTACTGGCATAGGTTTTACTGGGTTTGATTGTGTGTTTTGTTGACTCATTTTAGTTTTTGGTTAATAGTAATTCTTGAAATATTGGTATCATTCTTTTTTCTTCGGATTTCTTTAGGGGATGGTGGAACTTACATAAAGTAATTCCATTATTAATTATATATCTTAATTCGGGATAATCCGCCCATCTATATATATGGTGAGCTTCAATTTTTGAGATACATTCTAAACTTTTTAATTTACAAGTATAGTTATCTCTTTCAAAAACTGACTTTCTCCAAATTTTATATTCTGGTATGGATAGTGAATGAGTATCTCTACTTACACCCCCTTTCCATAATGGATTTTTGCTACCTCTACCTCTTGACATATTTTTTATCTTATCTAGTTGTATTTTCCAATGTTTTCCTTTTGCACCATTAATTTTGTGTCCTTTTTTGAACCCAAATTTTTTAGATGTTTCAGAATTGAACCTTGTTTTAATACCACCAAATACTTTATGCCCCTTTTGAAAACCTTTGATACCTTTCATAATTAATAACCATACAACTGAAACCGAAGGTCTAATAAGTGTTTTTGGAAAGAAGGTTTACAGAACAAGAATTCTCGTTGTGGGAGCATACCGTAGTCTCTTGTAAATCCTTTCTTGTTAGCATTTTCATTCGGATCTGCTAGAAATAATGCTTCTTTCTGGAAATCGTTTTTCATACGAACAGATATATTTTTGTCAGTTAATTTCTTAACTGTTTCCCAATATTCCTCTTGAATTCTTAAAAGGTCTTCCGCAACACTCTTGGGAACTTTTATGTGTCCAACGAAGATTTTTCCATTTACACGAATCCCACCCTTTCCAACCATTTCTGGGTCAATGAAGATATTTTCTAATTCTTCTTCTTTTCTAACTGGAGTTGCTGTAATTGCTGGAGTTAATTTAACTGTCTTTGGAGTTGATGTTTTAGGCATTTTGTTTTTTGGTTATCTTGTCTGATAATGTTTCTGCCTGCTTCAGAGTCTTTGTAGCATCTTCCTTAACTTTCATTTCTGCTTTCAAAGCATCATCTCGCTTTTTGATTTCGGTTGCTCGTCTTTCAGAATTTTCTGCTAGAACTGCCATTTCACCAATTTCTCTATCTGAACAAGATTTGAACGCCTTAGAAATTGCGGTATCAATTTGCTTGATTCCGTCTGCTATTTCCATATCAGTAAGTGTTGTCTTTTCTGAATGAATAATTGCACTGAAACTAAATTGTTCTGAACCAAAATTTCTTAATGTCGAAAACTTGAACTCATTTTTGTCTGTCATATATTTTATACTTTTATTCCCTATTGTTATAGTGAATGTTATTTTTAATTCGCACTGTTCCTTGACTCTATTGAGGGGGCGATAGTTATATCACACCCTCGTAGAACCAAAGAACTATTTAATTGTGTGTCAAACTAAGCAGTTGCCCCACTTAGAGTAGCTGAAACTTCAAGACGAACAAGTCTGTTGTTGTCAAGAATAGCTGTTGTTCCCATCCACTTCCATCCAACGGTTGAACGTTGTTCTAGAGGATCAGATGTGTCTTGAACTCCACCTGTGTGGATGTAAGTTGAAAGACCACCAGAGAATTCTGATACTGCGTATGCTCCTTTACCAAAACACAATGCTCCGTAAACAGCTTGTGAAGATGCACCTGCACCTGCATAAACTGGGGACATTGTTGTTGATATAATACGAACACCTTGCCAGTAACCTAGTTCACCAGTAAACAAATCACCTCTCTTTGGGTTAGAAGGAGTTGGGGATGAGTAGTTAACTGCACTAATGAAAGAAGAATCTAATCTCCAATCCATAGCTACGTCTGGGTGAATAACTAATGCGTAGGCATCAGATAACATACCAGAGAAACTAGAAAACTTTTCTACGTTATTTCTTTCAAGGAAACGAACTGCACGTGTTACTAGAGTAGCTGTCAATTTCATTGTCGTTGCAACTGTTGCACGTGTTGAAACTGAACCATCTCCGTAGATTACGTTTGTTCCAGAACCTACAACGTTCATTATTGTCGTATCGATAGTTTCTGAAGATTGGATACCCAAAACTTCAGAAGCATCTTTGATAGCTGAACGATCGTAAAGGAATTCTACGATGTCTGTGATAACTGTGAAATCTCCGTATTGAGATAGAACTGCGTTCACTTGATTCATAGTCAAGTTTTGTCCTGCTGGAGTGATACCTTCGTTCAATGGGGTAAGAGCAAGACTTAGACGGTTGAATCCTCGGAAGATTACGGTTTTACTATTTGAACCTTTTGAAACTGGGAAAACTCTGGCACTTTTATACCAGATTAACTTTTGTTTCAAAATATCAATAAGTTCTTTCGTAACAATCTTTTGTCCAACGTCTATTGCTGAAAATACTGTCATATTGTTAATTTAATGTTAATTTAATAATGTAATTTAAAACTTAAAACACACATTGGAATTAAAAACCAGATTGTGCGTAGTTGTCTGTGAAGACTTTTGTTGTATTTGATACAACTCCTAGAGATGCTGTTTCGGGAACTAGGTTTGCTGTTGTTTCGTTTTTAAGATACAACCATCCAATAACAACAGAATTTGGGTCTGCTGGCATTGGGAAATCACTTGCTTGTGATTGTCTGTGCTTAGGGAAGTCTTCTCCAGCGATAACTGAAAGAGCAACTGTTCCTGCTTCAGTTTGTGCTGAAGTTGCAATCAAAGCATAAACTCTGCAAGAGTTTGTTGAAACATCAACTGTTCCATCATCGAAAGCAAGAGCTCCTGCTGTTTGAGCTACACCATTAATGGTTGGGAGGATTCTTTTTGCTCCTACGATAGAAACTTCTTGACCGGCAACATACGTTTTTCGACCATTTACTTTAAAGAAGGTTGTGTTTGCAATCTTCAATTTAGCTGGGTCTGAACTTCCGTAAGTTAATCCGGGTGCAGAAGTGCAGTTATTTACTGCAAAAGGGAAATTTTCTGACATATTTATAGTTTGTTAATTTATTAATCCTTAGTTTTGTCTAGAGCATCATATAGCCCTTCCAAATCTAAGTTGTCAAGGTCTGGCTTTCCTCCCCGATTAGGGTCAGAAGGTTTTTCCTCAACTTTCTTAATTCGATTCAATGTAAGGTCTGTTACCTTTTTAGCAAACAATGCTTCAATATCCTGTGTTGGGTTTCGTAAGAATGTCTTTTTCAAGTCATCCTTATGATCTGCAAAACCTTCAATCTTTTCATATTTACTGAATTCAGTATCAAACTTCGCTTCGTTATTTTTGGCTTCAAATGGTGCTAAAACTGAAGAACTCTCCTTTTTTATTACCTTTGAAAACTCCTCCAATAACTTACGAGAGTCCTTATCTTGAACTGCGTTAAGAAATTCGTCAACGTCTTTGAATTCGTGGGGCTTGTCTTCGGGGATTATTTCTTTATCCTCTACTTTCTCTATTTCTTTAGTAGAAAGTGTTTTGACTTGCTCTGCTAAATCTCTAATACGTTGCTGTGCACGTGGACTAAGTTTGGATATTTCTTCTTCACTTAATTCTGGCTCATCTTTTGTTTTATCTTCTGGAAGTTTATCTTCTTCCTTAGGTTTTTGGTCGCCCGCTACCGGAGCATCCTCTGCTCCTGCCTTAGCCAATTCGTCTTGCAACTCCTTGTATAAGTCTACGTCTTTGTTTTCACTCATATTTTTATACTCTTTGTGTCTATTGTTATAGCCACGTTATTTATAAATTAATTCTGGTTTTATTACCTTATGCCGGAATTATATTGTCAATCTCCTCATCTAATATCTTAGTCAGAGACTTTGTGTCCGCAACTCGGAGTAGGGCAAGAAGTGTCTGAACCTTTAAATCGTCCTTCACCATATCATTAATTCGTTGGTGAAGTTCCTCTTTTATCTTTTCTTCTAAAATCTTCCATCCAGCAGTTCGTTTCATATTGTTTATTTCACCAATTTGTTTTTCCGATGAAGCTAAACTTTCTAAGAAAGCTATTGACTCTGGGTCGTAAGATTCTTTATCTGCTATCAATTTTTGTAAATTTTGCTTTGTCATATTATACCACACAATTAAAATTGGTAAAGACTACGATGTTTTTGTGCCTTGTCCTATTGTTTTTGGAACATTTGATTGTGCACCTTTTTGAGTATCATTCAGTAAAGCTGAAGCATCTGTTGGAGCTTTTCCACCCATTGCTTTTATAGCTTCTGTTCCATCGGGCATAGCTGGCATAGTTGTATCTGGTTTCTTTTCTTCGGTAAACCAAGACTCTAACTCATCTGGTGATATGTCAAATGTCTTTGCCACTGAACGTCTCATTGCAAGTTGTCCTAGAATCTTAGGGTCATCTTTGAATAGTGTGTATAAATCTATCTTAGCTTTTTGTTTAATAGCTTTGTTTTGTGCTGAATCTTCTGATGGGGTTGTTTTGGCTACCAACTTAACATCCTTAAAGTTTTCCTTAGTTACATTTTCCAAAGTCAAATTTTTTGCTCCGAATATCTTAACCTTACGAGGTTTGGTTAGTTTTGAAGATGTGATGTCTGACATTAATTGACAGACTTCTCGGAACGCTAGAGTGGCTTTCTTCTTCATTATAACTATCTTTTGTTCTACTTCTGCGTTCAATCTAGCTTGTTGTGTAACACTTAATTTACCTTTTGATGGTGAAACGTTTGGAGCTAATCCGGAAGCGGAGTCTGCAAATCCTTTTACAGTGCTTGACATAGCACCTCCTTGTGATATTTCTGGGATATTCTTTGTCCAAACTTTATCTCCAACCTTTTCACCCGGAGCACATTGAATTGATGTTACTCCGTTTGGTCTTGGGACGATTGAAGATTGTTTTAGTCCAGATGAAGAAGCTACGAACATTTCTCCGAAGTTTCTGTAAGTGTTGTTGTCGATTGATTGGTTTGTTATAACGTTGATTGCTAGGTTTGGGTCTCGGTAAATATCTGCGATTGATGGAGCAAGCATAGCAATACCTCTGGAGAATATTCCCCACCATACGAAAGTTGGTCTCTTAACTCCATACTCTTTCATTGATTTATTTTTCAATAAATAAAGGTCGTTGGCTACTAGAAGTTCTGTCAACTCTCCCTTAATATAGGTTTGCCACTTTGTGAGTTCGGCTACCTTAGAACCCATTTGCGTTGTGTTTGAAAGTCCCATATTTGCAAGGCGAATATTCTTTGCTGATGCTTCATTGGAATTACTTTGTTCAGTTTCGTTAGGAACTTTGTTGTTCTTTAATTTATATATTTCCTCCATATCGTATCCCATTTCTTCCGCTTCGTCCTCCAACTCGTCCATTGTTTTGTATATAAATTGTCTTCCACAGTAAAGAGTTGTCTTAGCTTTCTTTGCTATTGGGCTTCGTAGGAACGCCAAAGTATCAACAAGTTCTACGGAGTTCTTGTCGTTGCCGGGTATAATTTCATAAACAGTTTCTCCATATATTCCACATTCTATCTTAGAATCTTCCCAAGTTATTTCAAAATCTGAATCATCCAAGTCTTCCTTAACAACGTGCTCCATAATATCCGAAGCGTTCTCATCTCCTTCTGGTATAGTATCAAATTTAAGATCTGGAACAGTTCCTATTTTAGAGCTTGCGTTCTGCACACCTTCGAATACTATTGGTAAGTGAAGGTTAGATCTGGTCATTAAAGTTCGTTGTGTAACACCGTTGTAGAGTTCTTCGTTCTTTAACCAATTTTGTATTTTAGTTTGTCTTACTTTAATAGCGTAATCTTTTTCAATGAGATATTGCTTTAAGATTTTTCTTTTACTTGGAATAACGTTAGCATATTGTGGAACTTCCTTTCCATCTCTAGGTGCTTCCGTCTCTGGATTTACATTTTCCTTATCCTTCAAATTTTCCTTAGTTTTCTTTGCCATATATTCGAGTATTATAACACACTTTTAAAATTCGTCTAGGATTGATTACTTTAAATATCCTGTCTTATCGTCTATTGACATATCTGATAACATCTGGTCTACTACTTGTTGATAAAAATTAGGAACTGGTAAAGGATTTTCTGGAATGTTCCAACAAGCCAGAGCTAGAGACATAACGCAATCATCGTGGAGTGCATCATCACATCTTGCTCCAATCTTTCCGGAGTCTGAAATATCATACTCAAAAGATTTCAACTCTGCGATTAGGATAGGGTCATTGGGTATCTTTATCTTTTGTTGCTGAATTAAGAGTTGAAGGTGGGTCAACAAGTCCATTCTTTTACTCTGTGTGAACGTATAACGTTCAAGGTTGGGAATATCCTTAGAAAGGTCATCCGAGATAGGATCTCCTATTCCTGTGCTATCTATGGTCATATTTGGTCTATTAAATCGAGAATAGGAGGATATGATACGAGCTTTTTGTAGATTATAGTCGATTTGGTTGAATCTTTCCTGTTTTCCTACTCTAAAGGTGTTTAAATCAATCGTAGTGATGACGGTGTAGTCCTTGCTCTTTCCTAAGTCAGTTCCTTGTTTATATTCGTGGTTTGGTTCTGGTTGTTCAAAGGGGTTGGAGTCTATAACCTTTTCAATACCTCTGAAGAATTGTGAAGCTCCATCTATAAACTTACAGTAATACTCCTGTTGGAATAGGTCGTCCGGCATTTGTTTTCTTTCTTCGTCCAGACTTTCTTGGGTGATTACGTGAGTATCATCTACGGTCAACACTTGTGCGAACCATTTAGGATTCTCCTTTGCCATTTGTAGAAGATCAAAGGCGTGGTTTGTTCCTCTGGGGGTGAATACGAAAATAGCCCATCCTCCGTTTTCTGCGAGAATAGGTCTAATATAGTCCCACGCTTCTTTATGTTGTAGGGAGAACTCGGTGAATACACATCCAAAAGGGTTAGATCCCATTACAGAGTTAATATCATCAGTTCCAACGATTTGAATATAAGAGCCATTTGTTAGCTCTATCTTCATTTCGTTTTCGTTCTTAGCTTTGATTATACTTTTTGGTATATGATCTAGAAACTTAAATCCATCACGGTCAATGTTATCCCAAATAATTTTCTTACCCTGTTTATAGGTTGGGGCGAAGTAGAAGTAGGGAGCTTTCTTCTGAAACATCTTTTTAGGGATATTAGCAAATACCGTCTTGTCTTTACCAGAACGTCTGTGCCACACTAAAATAAATCTTTTAAGTCCAGAGTCCCACGCTTCCAGAAAAGGGAGCTGATAGTCTCTTGGGATAAAGTTAAAAGGTAATGTAACCTTGTCGGTGTTTACTTTTTGATTTTCCAAATGGTCTGACATTTTCTATTTTTTTATTTGCCTTATAGGGGTAGATTGTGGTAGGGGGTAGAATCACGCTTCTATGTTTTTTTCTATGAACAAAAAGGGGTGTATCGTCAAGACCTCTTGACAACACCAACCACCTGTGTCCTGCTCCACAACAACTGCTACCACCTGTCAAGCACACACTGGACACAACAAGTCAAGCCCTGCCTGTGCTGTGGCTCTGCTCTGTGCTATGCTCCCGGCTCTGTTGGCTTTGGCTTGGCATAACTTATAAGTTCAACAGTTATCGCCTTGCCGTCTGATGTCATATCCAGTTTGTCGCCATATTTCTTGGGTTTCATCTTGGACATTATCCACTTCCGGGTGTCCACTTGTAGCCGGACGGCTTGCCCTAGTGCTGAAGACTTTTTCTCTGCTCCGCCTTTGATTACGGCTATTGCTCCATCACTTAAAAACAGGATATCTTCGGACATTGCATCTGTTGATTCTTCTTTGGCTCGTGCGTATTGGTCGCAGAATTGCTTGTTAATTCGTAACCATCTGAACACTGTCGCTTTGTCTGGCATCCCTTCCTGTAAACAAATAGTTCTTAGACTTATGCCTTCCGCTAGTTGTGAACAAATATTCTCTGCTAGTTCCTCTGTGTATATTGTTGGTCTTCCTGCTGTCATTTTATTTGTGTTGTCTCCATAGTGCTATAATAAGTATTATGAAGATTATTCCTGCTATTATATTAATCACTGCTTCCCGGTTATTTTGTGTAAATTACTCTTGATGCTTTGTCTGGTCTTCTTTCGGGGCAATTTCTTACCTTTGGATACTTTGTCGTATTCTTTCACCATCTTTGGTGTGATTCCTTTCTTCTTTGCTGTCTTTGTATGAAAAAACTTTCTTTGTGCTTCTGATTTATACGGCATCTTGTGTTTTCTTTGCTCTTATAATATGAGCATCATACCCGCAATGTCCCGGCTCTCCTCTTTTGATCTTTTGTGCTGTTGTTGGACACGTTCCATCTTCGATGGGACATATTCTAGCTTTAACAGTTGGGATGTTTAAATGCTCCGGACATCTTCCGCCTTCTTCTAGCTTATTACATTCTGGGCAAGGTGTGTTTTGTGTCATATCTTTAAAATATTAAATGCTTCTTGTTTACTTATAATGTTGCCATACAATGCTCCGCTTAACGTTTCACTAGCCCATATTCTGCAATCGTGTCTTTTATTTCTATCTTTGATGCTTCTTAGTTGATTCTTGTATGCTTCTACTTCGAAGTCTATTCTCTTTTGTGGTTCTTCTATAAACTCCCTAACCCATTCTTTTACCCCGATCTTGACTTGTTGCTTTAAGTGTGTTGATTCGTGAACCAATAGATCCGGTGTTAGTTTGTTGTTTGTGTATATATGGGGATATAGTGTAAAAATTGTATCATCTGTAATAGCAAAATGCTTTTTGTATTCTTCCATAAGCGGGAATTCTGCCTGTGGTCTGATGGACATATGCCCTATTATACCATACAAATAAAATTGAGAAGTTATCCACATACTTGACAAATAGAAATTGGTATGTATTATGCTATTTTTAAGCTATATACTATATGGATAGTTTACTACACCATTTTATACCAAATTGTCAAATGGCTTGCAGGATTTAATAGGTATGATATTCTGTATATGTAGCTAGGCAAGAGCCGATGATCTCGCAAGATCAAGAGCCATTAAAAAATAAAACGCCACTACAAAAATATTATGAATGAAGTCGAGAAAATGTTTGAAGAAAAAGACAAGGAAAGGGTCGAAGCAATAAAAAAGATTAAGAATAGTAAAATGGCAGAATGGGAAAAAAAGATGGCATTAAGAGCAGTAAAAAGTAGCACGTTCGGTTGGTTGTAATTTATAAAGTTTCTAACGCCTAGCCGGGAGGCATTGTGTCCCGGTATAATACAATGACAAAAAAAGATTATGTTTTGATAGCGAAGGTTTTGAAGGATAGTAGTGAGTTAGAGAGGATAGAGCCGGTGGTGTTTAAGTTGGTCTGTAAGAGGTTTTCAAAAGTTTTAGCAAATGAGAATCCACGTTTTGATAGAGGTCGATTCTTAACAGCTTGCGGAGTAGAACAATAAAATGACAACACAAAAAATTGGAGATAATGTGATCATAGCTTGTGAAGTTTGGAGTCGTGGAAATAGTGCTTGGGGTCATCGTGCTGTGTGTTTATATAATGGAAGGGAAGTTGCGGAGGTAAAATGCAGATACTTGAACAGGACGTGGGAAGCATACCAGTTTGACAGTGTAAAGTCCTCGTTATTGTATAAATTGGATCAAGAAAAAATTATTCCGCTTGCTGATCGATACTTAATAGCAAAAGCATTGCACAATTAACAATATTTAACGCCTTGCTCCCGGCATTGTAGGGAGCATAAAACAATGAGCACTAACAATTTTAAGTTTGAGAATGTTCTGGCAGTAGTCCCGGATTTTAAGATAGACAATAGATGCCTTGATGAAGAATGTCCGCATTTTGAAGAAGAAGGCATCCATTGCGATCACGTTAGCGATTATTACGATTTTGACACTGAAGGATTTAATATGTTTATAGATGAAGTCAAGGCGGATCTAGTCAAAGTAGGTTTTGAAGAATCAAGCGGATGCGATCACGACAGGAATTATAATGCTAATTATATTGCAGAAAAAACAATATACAACAGCAAGGATGAAGCATACAAAAAAATACTTGTTTTGTGGAGAGCTGGCTATTATGATGGAGCAAATATTGACTATGAGACAGAAGATATATACGATCAAGATCAAGCAAAAGAAACAGAATTCTTAAAAAGCAAAGTTGCCATCAATGAAAGAAAAGCAAAAAGAATAATATTGAAGCATTGCACGGAGTTGTTAAAAGTCGGACAATTCTCCAACGGTGAAGCAGTTTATGAATTAAAAAAATAATTAACAAATTTATGGCAAGAAATAAAAACAAAAAAGCTATTGGGTTGTTATTGGAAGGATGGGGAAAGTCTATGAAAGAAAAAGCT